CGACGTCGAGTAGTACGTATTAGACACTAAATATACATTCATTGTACAGGCTCGATTTTAGTGCCTTTGCGGTGATCACCTTTCTCTTTCGGAATACCCAACAAAAACAGGCAATTACGATTTGACGAGAAATTTACTTGACAGTCAAGTGTTCAGTGCGGAAAATGTACTTATGGTGTACATCAGATGTACACCGCCGCAGCTTGTAGAAAGTAGAACATGACAACGGCCATCACAAACGCTTTCCTAGACCAAGTAATCGCCGGATTAAAGCAAAAAATACTCAATTTTGAAACGGCCGTAACCGCTCTCGAGTCGGGCGCCGTCACCGAGTACAACCTCGACACCGGTCAAACCGTCGTCAAGGTCAAAAAGGCCGACGTGTCGAATCTCCGAGAGTCTCTTCGAACCATGTACGGCCGGCTTTCCGAGCTCGACATTCGTCGTCACGGTGGCTCGACTACACAGATGATCCCGGATTACTAGGAGGCGATTATGTGGGATGCTGAATACGTAGGGCCCGACGCACCGGAACGGGCCGTTTTTCCGACCTCTACCACAACCGCCGACAGTGTCGAATATATCGACGCTCCGGGCTCCGAGCACGCCTTCTTCGACGGCGAGAAATACATCGGCGGCTTCGGCCCGACTCAACTCTTTACAATGGATTACGAGACGCTTCGGGCTCGAAGCGCTCAACTCTTTCGAGAAAATATCTACGCTCGAGGCCTTATTCGCCGGCTCTCGACAAACATAATCAACACCGGATTGCAACTAGAAGCGATTCCCGAAGAGTCGGTCGTCGGCGTTCCCGAAGATTCGCTCTCGATGTGGTCGGAAGATGTCGAGACCCGGTTCGGCCTGTATTCAAAGACTCCAAGCCTTTGCGACCATCAAAAGAGAGTCTCGCTCAACCGCCGGCAAAGACACATTCTCGAAGAGTCTCTCATCGTCGGCGATTGCCTTCTTGTTCTCCACTACGATCCGATCTTCAAGACGAACCGGCTCGAGATCATCTCCGGAACGAGAGTCGACACACCGCTCGAGGAGCCGGCCAAGGGTAACACCATTAAGTACGGTGTCGAGCTCGACGCCGACGGGAAGCATGTTGCGTATCACGTAGCGCAAGAAGACGGGACATCGAAGAGAGTCGCCGCGGTGGGTCGGAAGTCGAAGCGACGCGTCGCTTGGATGGTATACGGCACCGACCACCGTATCGACGACGTTCGCGGTGTTCCCCTTCTCGGGATCGTGATTCAGAGCATTAAAGAGATAGACAGGTATAGGGATAGCACCCAGCGAAAGGCGACGATCAATAGTATCTTGGCGATGTTCGTCAAGAAGACACAAGATGGCATGGGAACGCGTTCTCTTGGCGCCGGGGCTTCTCTTAAGGGTCAAGTCGACGTTACCGATTCCGACGGAACCACGAAGACACGGAATATACAAAAGTTCGTCCCCGGTGTCGTAATCGAAGAGCTCGGCTACGGAGAAGAGCCGGTTCCACATTCGGTATCGGGGACCGATGTCAACTTTGGCCGCTTCGAGTCGGCCGTACTCGCCGCTATAGCGTGGTGTAATGAGATCCCTCCCGAAATATTGGTTCTCTCTTTCAATAGCAACTACAGTGCGAGCCAGGCCGCCACAAACGAATTTAAAATGTTTCTCAACGGTGAGAGGTCGAAGTTCGGCGAGCAAGTGTTACAGCCGATTTACTCGGAATGGCTTATCACCGAGATTCTCACCGGCCGCGTTATCGCTCCCGACTTTCTCGACGCAATGAGAGACCCGTCGAAGGTGTACATCTTTGCGGCCTGGCTCAACTCCGACTGGACCGGAGCAATCAAGCCAAGCCTCGACATCGTCAAGACGGCGAAGGGATACGGCCTTCTCGCCGATCGGGGCTGGATAACGAACGCTCGAGCGACGAGAGAAATCACCGGAACGAAGTTCTCTCGGAACGTTCGGATTCAACGCAAGGAGAGAGAGCTCCTCGCCGAGCTCGGAGAGATTCTCGGGCCCGACCTCGAGAACATGAACGTCGAAGATGTTTCAACCGAAGAAATTGACCAGCAAGAAGCGGCGGCGGCGGCCGTTGTTCCATTATTGAAAGCAGACGGTAGAGAGTAGGAGGCGATACGATGGCAAGCAATCCCGCACTAGTAACAATCCCCGCGGCTCAATGGACGAAGGTAGCGACGGGAGCGAAAACGGGATGGATCTTCCCGCTCATCTTCGGATCCGTTAACTACGTTCAAACGTACCGATTGACCACCGACCCGGCACCGACCGACGGAGACTATTCCGAGGCCGTTCCGGTTTCTCAAGATGGGTACGAATTCGACTATTCCGTCGCCATGGATATTTATGTGTCGGTCACCGGCTCGGCGGCCGGAAAAGTTCGCGTAGACGTAGACACCTAGACAAAGGAGCTCGAGCGATGTCACCAAAAGCGGCCGAAGACAGAGAACTCTTAATTCGTATCGACGAGCGAACGACTCATATCGCGAAAGACGTCGAAGAGCTCAAACAAAAATCAATATCCGAGCACAAGGCGAAGCAACTCGATCAAGCGGCCCTTATGAAACACGAAGAAATTATGCATTCTCCGAAGGTGGCGACACCGCTCTCGAGAAAACAAATTACATGGATCATACTTGCCATCCTCGGGCTTCTTTCGGCGCTCGGGATCTCGGTTCCGGCGACATTAGGAGGCTAAAATGTCAAACTGGCTAGTGAATGAAAGCGCTCGAGAGGTCATCGGCCTCAGAAACGAACACAATATTACCGCGGCCGACCGGGCCGCCTACGAAGAGAAAATTACCGCCGGGCCTTCCGGGAAGACGAAAGTCGAAAACCGAGTCGCGTACATACCGATCAACGGCCTTCTCACGGAAGATCCGGATTTCTGGGCTTATTGGTCTGGACTCGGAAACACCACATACAAGAGCATTCGAGCGGCCGTTCTCGAGGCCGAAGCGCTATATGAGGCCGGCGAACTTGATAAGGCCGTTTTTGATGTTACCAGCTCCCCCGGGGGTAACGTCACCGGGCTTTTTGAAACGATGCAAGTCGTTAAAGATTCATCAATGCCGACAAAGACTCTCGTGCGGGACCTGGCCGCTTCCGCAACATACATGCTGATAAGCCAGACCGACGACATTCAGCTGCTCAACCGAGCGACTCAGGTCGGGAGCGTCGGCGTTATGCGAACGATGAGAAACGACGAGCAACTCATTCGAGTGACTAATACGGAATCTCCCGACAAAAATCCCGACGCTGCCACCAAAGCCGGCCTCGACGTAGTCAAGTCGGAGCTTGACGATCTCTTCGACGTTTTCGCCGAGAAAATCGCCGACGGTCGAAACACCGCGAAGAGCGAAGTCGTCGAGAACTTCGGCCGCGGCCGTATGGTCATCGCCGAAAAGGCCGTCGCCGCCGGTATGGTCGACGGGATCATAAATTCAAAAGAACAGTCGACGAGCTCGAGCTCGGCGGCCGTCAAGACGCCGGTCGAGGTCGCCGCTCATTACGAGACAACGGCTTCGGCGAAATCGACTCGGATCGAAACAAACATCGCCGCACCGGAGAAGCTCGCTTCTTCCGACGGCTCAACACCGGCCGCCGAAACAGGGACAGCGGTCACAGCAAAGGAGGTCGAATCAATGGATTTGACGACACTCAAGAGCGAGCATCCCGAGATTTACGCGGCGGTGCTCAAGGAAGGTGAGGAGAAAGAGCGGAAACGCGTCAACAGTCACCTCACCATGGGCGAGAAGTGCAAGGCTATGCCGATCGCTCTCAAGGCAATCAAAGAGGGAACGGAGCTCGACGGAGAGCTCACCGCGGATTATGTCGCGTCCCTCACCAACGCGAACGACATCGAAGCTCGCACCGACGACAATCAAGACACCGGCGACGCCGGAGCGGCCGCCGGTTCGAGCTCGGAAAGCGTCGAAGACTACGTCGCCAAGCAGGTATGCGCGATGCTCGGCGCTTCCGACGACGACGAAGAGGAGGTGTAATCATGTCCTTGACCATCAACCAATACGATACCGGCTCCGTCGTTTTCGAAGGAGACTACGAGGACGATACGCTGAAATTTGCGGCGGCCGGAACGGTTCTCAAGGGAACGATTCTCGCGCGCGACAATTCCGACGACAAGTTGATCCCCTTCGAAAAGGGCCCGCTCTCCGCTCGCAAGGTGTGCTCGGCCGAGACGTACAAGTTCGTAGACGGCGACACCATGGTTATCGATGTCGACGACGCCGGTAACGCGACGGTTACGTTCAACGCGGCCGCGGGGTACGTCGAAGACACGACCACAACTTACCCTTGTGCGGATCAAGACGGCTTGACCGTCATCATTTCGGTCGACGGCGGCGACGCTCAGACTTGCACGTTCTCGGGAGCGACAACGACTCTCGCTTCGATTCTCGCGCAAATGAACGCGGCCTTCGAAGGCGTCAAGGTCATCGACAACGGCTCCGGCCAGCCGAAGATCATTTCGGACACCGAGGGCACCGGGAGCACCATCAGTGACCCGACCGGAACCGGGCTCTTCGTAACGAACTCCGACGCTCCCGTCGCCGGCACCGGCGATGCTGTGAACGCGGACGAGGTCACCGCTCTCGAGGTCGAGACGCTCATCGAAGGCGACTCCACCGCCGCGGTCACCGTAACCAGCGGGATCCCGACCATTTGGAGCCCGACCACCGGGAGCGGCTCCGAGCTCGAGTTCGTCTCCGGAACTCTCCTCGCGAAGCTCGGCCTCTCCGCCGAAGTCATCACACCGCCCGACACCGGGGCTCTTACTCCGGTTTCGGTACTCACCGACGAGATCGTCGCCACCGGCGCCGGAGACAAGCCGGTTCGGCCTCTCCAAATCGGTAAGGTGAACAAGAACAAACTGGTTATCCACGCCGACGGAGACGCGACGAACGTCGACGAAGTCGTCAAGGATCAACTCAAAGACACCGGGATTCTGGTAGTAGAGAGCACCGTTCTCTCTCTCCAGGATAACGACTAGAAAGGAGGGGCAACTATGACGACTCCCGCAACGAAAAAGATGATCCGGGCGTACTACGAACAACGTCCCTTGAAAATGTTTCTCCAAAGTCTCTTTCAGAGTCCCCCGGAGAACTTCCACAAGTCGGAAAAGGTCGAATGGGAAGTCGAGCGAGACGGAGAAGAAGTCGCCGTCGCGATCAAAGACTATTCCACCGGATACCGGAACAACACCGCCGACGAGTACACCGCGAAGGAGCTCGTTCCCCCGGCGTACAAGGAGAGCTTCCGGCTCCACGTCTACGACCAAATGAAGAAGCAATCCGGCAAAGTCGACACCGACGATCCGGACTTCCAGGCCGCGGCCACCGCGAAGAGCTTCAAGAACTACCGTCGGATCGAGAAGAAAATCCGCCGAGCGATCGAGCTTCAATGCGGCCAGATTCTCACCACCGGCCAGCTCGACCTTAAGGACGAGAACGGGAACACCATTTACGCGATCGACTTCAAGCCGAAGGCCGCTCACTTTTTCTCGGCCGGCACGGCATGGAACGCGGCCTCTCCGACCATCGAAGCGAACATCATGACGGCCGCTCAACTGGTTCGGAACAACACCGGGCTCGACGCCGACGAGATCATCATGGATGAAAATTCGTGGGTCGCCGCCAAAAACAACGCGGATTTCATGAAGATTTTCGACTATCGCCGGGCCGACTTCGGCTCTCTAGGCGAAAACGGAAACAAGTACGCGAACACCGGCGCAACCTATCACGGAAGAATCCAGATCGGCGCGTACTGGTACAGTATCTACACCTACGACAAGACGTACACCGATCCGGAGACCGGGAATACCTCTCGTTTCTTGCCTTCGGCGAAATGCGTCGTTCGGGCTTCCGAAGGCCGGCTCGACCTCACTTTCGGCTATGTGCCGAACTTCCGGCCGATCGCTTCTCAAGCGCTCCGCTTCTTGCCGGGCCGCATGAGCTCCCGAGCTCAGGGTATGGATATGTTCCCGAACGCGTGGCTCTCGCTCGACGGCGAGGCGATGTTCGCCGGGCTCGCTTCCAGGCCTTGCGCGATTCCGACGGCGATCGATTCGTTCGCCTGTATCTCGACCGGCGTATAAGCCGAGAAAGGAGCCGGAGCAATGGCGAAGAAGAAGAAAGCAGCGAAGCCGGCGAAGGTAGCGACGAAGAAGGCCGAGGCGAAAATCGAGAAACCGATCGAGCCGACGCCGACACCGGAGCCCGTTCCGGCTCCCGAGCCGGCCACCAAGGCGCCGAAGTCCGAAAGATGGGTCGTCGCAAAGGGTCACGTCATATCCGGCCGGAGAGGCCTTCTCGAGGCCGGCGACGACGTAACCCCGGAACTAGTACACCCGCTCGAGGAGCAAGCTCTTAAGTCGTTCGAGATGCTCAAGGCTCGAGGGCTCATCGTTCCGGCTTCGTAAATGTAGGTAGGGATCACTATGGGCATTAGAGAGACGGCCGCGGCCGACATAAAAGCGATACTCGAGGATAAAACAACCGGCTTCGGTTGGGATATTACCTTGACTTCTCCGAGCAACGTGTCGGCCGCGTTCGTCGGCTTTTCGACGGATGTCTATCGAGAGTATGACGACGACGATCGACTTGTCAGTCTTCGAGCTGCCTCTATTGCCCTTAGTACCCTTTCTCTCACCGCGGCCGGGATGGCTCTCCCGGAAGGAATACACTCGGAGACCTCGAGGCCTTGGGTCGTCGAGTTCGCCGACATCGAAGGGAACGCGGGAAAGTTCAAAGTCAAAGAATCAAATCCAGACCGGGCCGCCGGTGTTGTGGTGTGCCACCTCGAGGAGTACAAGTAAATGACCGTCCCGACGCTCATCGACAAGTACGACAACCTCGAGATCGTACGCGACAAAATCGGCCAGATTCTAGCCGACGAGACGGCCTCTCAACAAGCGCTTGCAACGGCCGCCGGAAAAGATCCCGACGGTTGGAGGCTTCGAGTTTTCGTCGAGCATTCTAACGCGTGGGAACAATGGCTAAACGAGGTCGTCGACTCTTCGCCGATTGTGAACGTCACCATCGACGGAACGACGAACGACCACTCGGCCAGCTCGGCCACCGTTCAAACCACCGACGCGACCGTCTTCGTCGACATCTTCGGAGTCGGTATCTCGGAAGAAGACGGAACCGGGCACAAGCCGGGAGATAAGCTCGCTTCTTTTGAGGCATGGAGGGCTCACCGGCTCGTAAGAAATATCTTGATGTATGGAGGGTATTTTCGGCTCGACCTTCCGGCCATTGTCGGCCGCCGGTGGCACACTGCGAGCGAGTCGTTCAAGGTGACGGCTTCCGACCGTACTATTCAAACCGTCGCCGGCGTGAGAATGACGTTCTCGATACGGTTCCCCGAGTTCCCCGTCGGCGCCGATGTCTCGAACATTCTCGAGGAGATTTATGTCGAGCTCAAAAGAGACGAAGACGGAATGATCATCGCCGAGGCTCTTTATGATTATTCAGGAGAGAATTATGTCATCGACAGAAACACCGGTGATTTCGTGCTCGATACGAACACCGGAGAGCGGGTAAAGGTGCCGTAATGACCACCAACTCAGACGAATTGACACTCGGAGCGATTTCCATACCGCACAACTACGAATACGCCGACGCGGCCGCGCGTCTGGCGGTCGTTACACTGCCCGACAAGGCCGTCGGGATGTTAGCCCTTCAAGCGGACAAGGGAAGCCTTTGGAGAGTCCGTCAGGTGTCTCCCTGTATCATTTGGGAGAGAGTATCGGGAGAAGACGAGACCGAAGCGGCCGCGAACTATGTCATCGACCACGTAAACGGAGACGACGACACCGGGAACGGCTCGAGCTCGTACCCATGGAAGTCGTTTCGAGGCCTTCTCACGATAGGCCGGAAGATTTGCCATCGAACCTATGTAGAGGTGAAGGCTTCCGACGCTTACGACTATATGCCACCGAGAAATCACTTCGAAGCCGGCGGCGGCTCGCTGATTATCGATGCAAGCGGCGAAGACGAAGTCGTTCTCGCCGGGCCCTTTACAGCTACGGCGGTAAATGGTGTCGGAGACGCCGGTGTGTGGGGTGTTCCCTATGCTACCGACATCACCGTAGCCGGCGAGTCGTGGACACCCGACGAGTATCACAGTCGACATATTCGCTTCGAAAACGGAGCCTTTCAAGGCCATCTAGTGCCAATTCTGAAAAACACCGGCGACACCCTTCGAACGCATCAAGACGCTTACGGATGGGCCGTCGGCTTCGAGTTTTCTATTGTGCGAGAGCCGGTCACGGTAACCGTTAGCCATGCGATCGAATGGTCTTCGAACCGAGCCGATAATTCGGAAGAATTTCTATTTGTCGCCGGGATTCGATTCGTCGCCGCCGGCGTAAATTTCGGAGAGAGAGCTTTCAAGCTCAGAAACATAAACGCTCTTTTTTCGTTTTGTTCTCTGGTTAGATCCGACGTCGGCGAAGTGCCGATGATAATGGAGAACAGCTCGATCCAAATGTGGCAAGCTCCGGCCGGAACATTTGCGAATACAGCGCTTAATTCGATTTGGAGTTATGGATTATTCGTGAGCCCGAACAACGGTTCTCCGTCCACCGGCGGCCGAGATATCGAGCTCTTCGGGTATCGTAATGAAATCGGGATGGTATGCCTTCGAGGCAAGATAACCAGTATGTCGGCCGAAGGCTCTTATATTGGCTTTTCGCTGATCGGAGGCTTTGAAAATCAAGGTCAATCGACGAACATTATCGATCAATGTTTTTATGAGCAAATTGGCTATGCTGATAGGGCTTTTTTGTGCCATGACGGTTATACCTACGTTCTTTCGGCGTGGATAGATGGAACGGCTCGAGCGATCTCCGTACGCAATAAGGCGGGGTGTAGGCTCGATTGGCTCAAGGGCGCGAACATAACCGAAGACTATGCGGCCGAAGTGTCGGCCGGTGGTCGGATTCGACGACTCGGCTCAAATGTTTCTATTGTCGGAGCCGTCGGAGCCGTTGAATTTTCTTTTAACAGTGGAACCCATGCAACTTGGCCAGCGGCGGGGCCACCGGGGTACACCGACGGGGCCGGCTCATGGGTAACGACAGAATAAACGAAAGTAGAGGGACGGAACCCACTACAAAACAAGGAGGTTAGGAAATGCCAATTAGTACGGCAGTTGATCCGAGCGCAGTCGCGAGAGTGCTCGGAATCAAGGAACAGTACGTGGACCTTCGAGGCGGCGCGGTGGTCTATCTCCCTCAACGAGTCGCGGTCTTCGGTCAAGGTAGTTCTTCGGTAACGTACTCGACGACGAAGTACCAGCCGGCCGGACACGTCGAAGTGGCCGAGAAATACGGATGGGGATCTCCGCTTCACCTTATGGTGAAGGAGCTCCTTCCCGACAACGGAGACGGAGTCGGCCTCAATCCAGTGACGGTGTACCCGCTCGCCGAGCCGGGCACTTCGGCGCCGGCGACAATCGACGTCGCTCCGACCGGAACGGCGACGGCAAACGGAACCTTTCGACCGTATATCAACGATATACCGGGAGAGTCCTTCGTCATCCGCAAAGGCGAAGCCCCGGCGACGTACGCACCGAACATCGCCGCGGCCATCAACGCGAATACTTCGCTTCCCGTCACCGCGGCCGAAGCGGCGGCGGTGGTCACTTGTACTTCGAAATGGGAAGCCGACACCGCAAACGGGATCAACATTCGATTTGATGGCCCGACCGACATCGGAGTCGACCTCACCTCGACGGTGATTACCCATAACAACGACGGCGCGGGAACTCCCGACGTTACCGCGGCCATCGCTCAGATCGGCAACGTTTGGGAGTCGATGCTCATCAACTCGAATCTCTACACCGACACGACGACTCTCGACGAGTTCGAAACCTTCGGTGTCGGCCGATGGGGACCGGTTACGAAAAAGCCTTTGATGGTGTTCACGGGAGCCACCGAAGCGACTCGAGCGACTATGGTCGCCGCCGGCGACGCACGGAGAACCGACCGAGTCAACTCGATTCTCAACGCTCCGGGCTCCGACGGGCTCCCGTTCATGTTCGCGGCGCGATGTGTCGCTCGAGCGGCGAAGCTCGCCGGCTCGAACCCACCGTTCGATTATGCGAGACAGAAAATCGATACCATCGAGCCGGGCACCGACGCTGAACAATGGGATGGAACGAGCCGAGAGATCGCAGTCAAGGCCGGGATTTCGACTATCACCGTCGAAGACGGTGTGATCTATATGTCGGATACGGTCACCACGTATCACCCGAGTGGAGTCGAAAATCCCCCGTATCGGTATGTAGTGGACATCGTCAAGTTGCAAAACGCGATCTTCAATTTGAACCTGTTGCTCGACGTTCCGAAGTATGACGGAGCTCCTCTCATTCCCGACGACGAGTTCGCACCGGAGAACCCTTCGGCCATCAAGCCGAAAGACATCAAAGGTGTCGTGTATGGATGGGTCGACGGGCTCGCCGACGCGGCGATCGTGGTCGATCGGGATTGGATCAAGGATACCGTCGTTTGCCAGATTAGCTCAACGAACCCGAAGCGGTGCGATGTTTCGGTGACACTGAAACTCGTCGGAAATTCCAACATAATCTCCGTGGATCTGAACTGGGGATTTTACTTCGGCGGCGCCGTAGCGGCCTAGAAAGGAGGCTCTAAAATGCCAGCAATTGGAGGCAGTCCGGAAACAGTCTCTCTCGACGGTCGTGAGTTCACGTGGACCGAAGACAGTGACATTAATCGAAGCCTAGGCGGGTACACGAACACCGTTCTTCAAAACGGCGACGGCTCGTCTCGGCTCATCACAAACCGGAAGGGATGGCGGCTCGAAGGTGGCTCAATCGTTATCGACAATGCGAAAAACGATCAAGAGTACATCGAAACGCTAATCGCTTCGAAGCGCTTTTTTAACGTCGTCGTGACGTACGCCGGCCCGGTGAGCTACGCCGGGAAGGGACAGATCGAAGGTGACGCGAACTTCGCGAATCAGACGGCAAGTATGCCGATCACTCTCGCGGGAACCGGGCAGTTGAAAAAGCTGTAAAGGATCGGGGCTTGTGGCGACGTCGGTACGCTCCGACCTTTACCAGCGATGGGGCGTCGCCGCTTTAAAAAGGAGCAAACGAAAATGACAAGCGAAGTGAAAACACTAGATCTCGAAAATAAAGTCGACGAAGAATCTATCGACACGGAATTCGAGCGATTCATCGAAATGAACGACATCGACCTCGACACCGAAGGTCTCGACGACAACACTCGCCGAGACATCGAAGCCGACATTCGGAAGGTCAAGAGAGGGATCAAAGACGGCCGTATTACCATCGACGACAAAGGTCACGCGACGGTACACCCGAGAGTTAGCAAGGATCAAAAGCCTATCACTTTTGGGTATCTCACAGGCAACGCGTGGATGGAATCCGACCGGAAGAAGGGTCATCAAGACGTGCAAAAACAGTTCGCCGTTATGGGCGCTTGTTCCCGTCGTTCGGTGGCTCACTTCGGGGCCCTTCGTCAAGGGGATTTGAAGTACTGTCAAGCGGTGTTCTCGCTTTTAGCGGATCTGTAGTCATCGAGCTAGTTCGAGAGGGTCAGCTCGGCCTGATACCTTACGAACAAAGAACGAGGTTCAACGTGTATAGAGAGATGTTAATTCAAATTTGTCGGCTCTATCCGTCGTTACCGCCGGTTCGTTCTTTGACTACAGACGAGATCAAGTTTTTCTATCGGGGAATAGTTCCCGAGCTCAAACAAGCGACGAAGCCGAGGTCGAATTAATGCCAGGCCGCAAGAACATAGTTTTAAAAGCCGTTTTCCGAGGCGTCGATCGGATGTCTCGAACCGTCTCGAAGATGGGCCGAAAATTGAAACGATTCGGAGCGGCCGGCCGTCGCACCATGAAGCGCTTAAACCGGGCTATAAACCGCGTTGGAATGGCCCTTGCCACTGGCCTTAAAGCTGGGTTTATCGCCGCGACGGTGGCTCTCGCTGGCCTTGCGGTGGTCATTGGGAGAGTTGCCGGGCAAATGGACAAGCTCGCCAAGCAATCCAAGCGGCTCGATTTCCCGATCGAAGAATTACAGCAATGGCAATTTGTAGCCCAACAAGCTGGATTGACGACCGAAGAGTTCTCGAAGGGGCTCGACACCTTCTCGAAGACGGTCGGAGAGGCGAAGCTCGGCCAGGGCGCCCTAACAACGATGTTGAAACGAAACGACCCGGCGTTCTTGAAACAGCTCAAAAACACGAAAGATACATCGGAGGCCTTCGACCTTTACATCAAAAAGATGCAATCGATCGACGATCCTCAAAAGAGAATGGCGTTCGGAGCTCTCGCCTTCGGTCGAGCCGGGAAGAAGCTCGGGAACATTGCAACGCTTACCGCCGACGAGATCGCGAAGCTCAAAAAAGAGATGCTCGACAATGGTATCGTCACCGCCGAGCAAGCGAAGGCCGCCGAGAATTTTAACGACGCCATGAACTCGATGAAACTTCGAGTTATGGGCTTTTTATATGAGGCTCTCGGGCCGCTCCTTCCGGAGCTCACGAAAGTACTTCGAGAGGTTAGGGCTTGGACGGTCGAGAACAAGGAGCTCATCAAGACGAAAGTGATCGACTTCGTCAAGAAGCTCGTTCAAGGAGCCAAAGACTTCTATCAATGGCTCATAAAGTTTAACGACCAATACAAGCCGATCGAGAAGATCGGGAAAGCGCTCGAGGTGGTCGGTAAATTGATGAATTGGGTCGCCGACAATCCCGACAAGGTCAAGGCCATCGGAACGGCCTTTCTCGTCGCCGCGGCGGCGATCAAGGTATTCACCGCGGCCTTGACAGTGGCGAGCGCAGTCGCGGCCGCTAACCCGCTTGTACTAGCCTTTGCGGCGGCCGTCGTCGGAGTCGGAGCGGCCGTCGTTCAAATTATCCGCTATTGGGATGAATTGAAGATCGCGTTCGGTTGGTTATGGGATGACATCAAGAGCATATTCACAGACGGAATAGGTAAAGTTCTCAACCCGATCGCGTTCCTTGTTAGTTCAGTGAAAGACATTAAAGCGGCGTGGGATCCGACAAAGGGATTTTTCGAAAACCTATGGAATTCTATAGTCGCTGTTTTTGAAGGGGCTTACAATTCGATAGAAGACTTTGTTTCGCGTATCGTAAATACTGTAAAATCTCTTCGCCTGAAAGATCTCTTTCCATCTCATAAAAACCCACTCGGGCTAGTGGGAAAGCTCGCCATGGATTTTGTAACGAATAGCGGAGGCGGGGTAACCACCGACGGCGGCGGCGCGACCGTGCTCCCGTCGACGGTCTCTCCCGAGCAGCTCATGGGCCGAAGTATCGAAGAGAAGGTGTCGACTAACAAGACGGTTCTAGAGATCAAGACACCTCCGGGCACTTCGGCCGAGGTTACCGGGCAAGAAGGAACTAACGAAGGCCTCACGATTCAAACCTCGGGGGGTGCATAAATGTCATTCAGTACCCTAGGCGCCGACGTTCTCGCCGCTCTCGGCCTCGGAGGTGAATACGAAGACTCGGAGGGATGGAACACTCGACTTCTTCCCGCGGCATATCAGCCGAGTACCGTGCACGGGCTCACCGGTGTCGACGGAGGGCCCTTTAAGCTCACCTTCCAGTATGAAGACCTCGAGAAGACTTTCGGCCGTCACAGCTCCGTACACGAATTCTCAGAGGCCGGGAACGCGTACGTTCAACAGTTCGGCAAGATGGGCCAACGGTTCCCCATGAGAATGTACCTTTGGGGCGCCGATGTCGATACGATGGCCGCCGGCTTCGAGACTCTTCTCGGGCTCTCCGGAATCGCGACGCTCGAGCATCCAATGTACGGGCCGAAACAAGTGATACCCGTAGGTGAGATCGTACGGAGAGACAATCTCGTCACCGCGGCGAATCAAGTCATCTTTGACGCGACATTCGTCGAGACGACCGGGCTCATCTATCCGGCCGAACAAGTCGACGCACAATCCGAGATCGCGAACGCTCTCGGAGCTCTCCTCGCCGCTCAGGCCGCTCAACTCGCTCAACAGCTCGATCTTGCCTCTCCGCTCGACGGCCTCGGATTTCTCGACAGTATTCAAAACACCCTCGGGAGTGTCGTCGCCGCGACGAACGTCATTCAAGACGCGGCTCTCGGATTTCAACAAGAATTCGACGACACTTTGAACCTGTTGAGCTCGGCGGCCGGTGGTATCACCGCGACGGGAAGCCTCGCGAGTGAAACACTCGACGCCGTCATCTCGAGTACTCAAACATTCATCGGGAACGGCTCGAACTCGAGTCTTCCACCGACCGAAGTTTCGGCGGCCTATTTCTCGATTTTGAGCTCGATTTACACCGGCGTTATAGACATAAACGACACCCAAAGCATCAACGACTTTCATACGAACGAGATGACGGCCGGAGCTTCAATCGGTTCGGTAGCAAAGAACGCGGCGAACGCTCGTTTCAACACTCGAAACGAAGCGCTCGACTCGGCTCTCGACTTGATGGATCAGCTCAACGCTTACGCAACTTGGGCCGACGGCCTTTATTCTGACCTCGACGCGAACGGGCCCGGCGCCGGGAACGTCGATCTAGGGTACGGCTTTCAGGCACTAGTAAAGCTCGTCGGGCTCACCGCGGGGTACTTGGTCGACCTCTCGTTCTCGTTGAAACAGGAGCGGAGAATCGTTCTAACGTATCCGAGAACGCCTATCGACCTTTGCGCCGAGCTTTACCCCGGGCTCGTCGACGACAATCTCGACTTTTTCATCGCTTCGAACAACCTGTTAGGCCGCGAAGTTCTAGAAATCCCGAAGGGGAGAGAGATCAAGTACTACGTATGAGCGAAAAAGTCACCATAGCGATCGACGGGGCCCGATTTGGGCAGTGGGAAGATCTCTCGATAACTCGCTCGTACGACACTTTCGACACGGCCTCATTCAAGGCGCCATTTGATTCGGAGAATCCAGCTCACCGGGAGAAGTTCGAGCCGTACAAGTTTCCAGCGATTACCATTGACACCGAGACCGAAGAGATCCCTAGAGAGGCGATGGTCACCGGAACGATGTTGACTCCTATCCCGAACGACGACGTCGACCGGTCGACACTTGATGTTTCTTGCTATTCGAAGCCGGGAGAGCTCAACGACAATAATACAAGGGTCGACCACTGGACACCGCGTTACAAAAACCAAACGATCGATGTTATCGCCGAAGACATTTGTGAGCCTTTCGGGATCGGTGTTCAAATGCTTGTCGACGTCGCCGAGATTCCGGAGTTCAAAAACGTCGCGTACGCTATCACGGACAATCCGCTCGGCTTTTTGATAGGGCTCGCGAGACAAAGAGACCTCCTTACGGCCTCGGATGTCGACGGGAATCTTGTCTTCCAACGGCAAACCGATCTAGGCTCTCCGGTGGCGAAGCTCGAGAAGGGTGTATCTCCGCTCAAGTCGTTTCGGATGTCTTCGAACGTGCAAGGCTTCAAAAGCATAGTAACGGCCTTCAAAAAGGCGAGAGCCGGGAACGCGGCCGGGAACTACTACTCGACTCTGAATCCATTCGTAACAGACCTGGATACGCCTTACAGGCCGCAAAATATCACCCTAGGGGATGCAAGGGGCGCCGACGCACAAGAAGGTTCTCTCGCCGCCTACAAGCGCATGATTGCAAATCTATGCACGTACACCGCGACGGTCATCTCATGGCGAGACAAGACCGGGGCCCTTTGGACACCGAACACGACGATTAAGATCAAGGCACCGCGATCGATGGTGTATGACTTTTACGAGTTTTTGATTCGGTCGGTAACTTTTAACAAGTCGGCCAACGTCGAGACGGCGACGCTCACTCTCGGGATTCATGGCGACGCGGAGGCTTTACCATGGTCGAGCTAGGACGAGTCAAAGGCCTCGAGGCGGCCACCGACGACGGAGACAAGACTCTCGAGGTGACGGCTACCACCGCGGACCCGGAAGAAATAGAAGGTTCTCAGGCTTCGCCGGCCGGCTTCGACGGTCAACCGTTGAACGACGATCTCGCCGTAGCGGTAAAGGCTCCCGGTCAAGGTCAATGGGTCATTGTCGGCTACCTGGATTTAAAGAACGGGAGCGGAGTCGCTCAAGGTGAATCAAGACAGTACTCGAGAGACGCCGACGGAAATATCGTTTTTTCGATACATCTCAAAGCCGACGGAACCGCGGAGATCGGCGGCTCGGCCGATACGGCCGTCGGCTTCTCAACCCTGAACACCGAGTTCGAGAAGCTCAAGACGGAGATAATGACGAATCTCGCGGCCATTGCGACCGGGCTCGCGGCGGTGCCTTATACGTACGTACCGACGGCGCTCACTGCCTCACTGGCCGGCGCCGAGAAAGCGACGGTCAAGCTGCCATGACCACTTACGGAAACATCAAGATAGCTCGAGGAGACCTCAAGATTACTTGTACTCCCGACGGCGGAGAGATTACCGTCGGCGGCGGCGAAACCGAGATGGATGTCTTTCTCTATACGGCCTGTTATCTCTCGATGTTCGGTGGCAACGAAGACGACTCCGGCGGAGACGACGAGACTTATTCATGGTGGGGCAACCGAGACGAGCTCGACACCGCGAAACAATACCGAAGCCGAACGCAGTTTTTGATCCGAACGCTTCCGGCGAACTCGACGAACATTAAGCGAATCGAAGAAGCCGTAAAACAAGATCTGCAATGGATACTCGACGAGCGAATCGCAAACGAGATCAGCGTCGGCGCACAAATGGTGCAGCCGAAACGTATTCGAATCATTATTGTTATCCGCGCCGAAGGCGAGCTAAAGACGTTCGAGTTCGTCGAGAATTGGCTCGCCATGGCCGAAGAGTTCGGTCGACAGGTATTACCGCCGGCCGACGAAGAAGACTATTTGATAACAGACCCACCGGGAAGCGAGTTTATACGAGATGACTCGTCGAGCGAGTACTTGATAGAAGGGTAAGAACCATGTCAAAAAGACATTCAATTGTAGGAACGGGATCAAGACACGCGTTACACAATTTCGAGTACGCCGACGCGACGGCTCGGCTCGCGGCGAGCGGATTCCTCGCCGAGAACTTGTATCAAATCGCAAAACAAGACGACGATGATTCCCTTTGGATGTTAACGGGGATCGGCCCGGCGACTTGGCTCGAGATTCAAACGGGGGTTGGCACCGGTGTTTGGTCAAGAGCCGGAACGATTCTCTCACCGACCACTTCCGGCGACACTGTCCAGGCCGGAGACGGGACGCTAGGGCAGCCATCCTACGCCTTTCAAGGAGATGTCGACACCGGCTTTCGGCTTCCGTCGGTTGGCGAAATCGGTGTCGTAATTGCCGGCGCTCAACAGGCGAAATTCGACGCGACCGGGCTCGACATCGACGGAGCGATTACCCTCGGAACGGGAACTTCGGTCGATGAAATCTCTACCGATGGCTCATTATCGGCGGCGACCGACGACCTTCTGTACACCGGACTTGCTGTAAAAACCTATTGCGACAATCTGCTCGAGACGAATGACGCTCTCGTTTTCAAAGGCGTTATTGATTGCTCTACGAATCCCGATTATCCGGCCGCCAATAAGGGTCATACCTACAAGGTGAGCGTCGCCGGGAAAATCGGCGGTGCGTCGGGAGAGAACGTCGAGATCGGTGATACTCTTTACTGTATCGTTGATAGTTCCCCCTCCGGAGACCAAGCAACAGTGGGATCCAATTGGTGTATTGTTCAAACGAACATCGACGGGGCAGTCATCGGGCCGAGCTCGGCCGTCGACAGGTCGATCGCTCTCTTCGACGGGACAACCGGCAAGCTAATACAGGATTCCATCCCTACTATCGATTCCAGCGGCCGAATAAGGGTCGGGACCGGAACCGAAGGTAACCCCGAAATCTCTTTCGTAAGTGATGTAGATACGGGCATTTGGAGAACTGGAACGAACAATTTCCGATTTGTCGCGGGCGCGACGTCCATTGCAGGTATCAGCTCCGCAGGCCTCACGATGTACGATGGTCAGATCCTTGCCTTAGACGGAACGGTTGCGGCCCCGTCGTATTCTTTCGTGACACAGCAGAATACAGGGATCCGGCTGTTTTCCAGGGGCGGTGGCAACTACGACATGATCTTTCAGAACGCTGGCACGACGCGCCTGGAAATCAGCGCCATAACCCCACACGTTTCTGTGAACGGTAACTTCAGTGTCCTGGGTGACATTGACGGGTACGATTGCGCCCTGTCTGGATACCTACAACTCACCAATGGCGGCACGATCCAGACAACGCTGAATGGAGACATCACACTCGATCCAAATGGTACAGGCCTTGTTCGAATTGGTAATACTGGTACACCTGGAAGATCTCCAAAGTTTTACACCGATCAAACCGTTGAATTTGATGGGGTTGTGTATTCTGATAATGCTTTCACGGCTAACCGGATTTACATCGGCAGTAGTAGTTATATGCAGATTCAAACGGTCACCGACGATGGGACTCACTTTGGTATAGGCAATGTCAGCGGAGGCGGAAACAGACATCTTATTTTTTGCGATCGCGACTGGGTCCTTAGGGACTTCGACCACGACACACAGAGCGCAAATCCAACAATTTTTATACATTCGGTCACAGACCCAAATATCAGCAACACCGAATGGGGCTCGCTGCTTTACAATGCCGCCACCAAGGAGTTCAGGATTGGGGCGGGCGAGGGCGCGATCTATGCAACCGCCGCTTTTCGGCCATGGGTCCGAATCACATCCGAGATGACCGGGCTTAGTCCTGATAACGGATGGATGATATACAATAGTGACTATCAGAAACCATGGTACTACAACGGCACTACATGGCAAGTGAGCGGGGAGACTATCCAGCTACAAAATCGTTCCGGGGGAACGAGAGTCGCCGGTGACGTTGTCATTATTGATACTGGTAACGCGAAAGCCGTTACTACTACAACTTTATCTTTTAATGAACTTTGCACCGGTGTGGTTGTTATCGGCGGAGCGAACCTCGCACAAATGACGATAGCATATTCTGGAATTTGGCCGGTCAAGGTTACCGGGGCGGTATCTATTGGGGATTCCCTGTGTACTTCTACGACGGCAACCCGCGCTTATGCACCCGGCACTACTGGCGAATTTGGACAAATGGCGAGGGCTTTGGAAGCGAATGCAAGCGGCACCGCCACAATAGACGCTCGAATCGGATGCGTTTCGGAGGTTTTCTAAAATGGCGTACAATAACTACAAATCGATATGGAAAGATATTGTTGACAATGCCGGCACAGATCTGGCCGACATCATCGCGGCACTGCAAACAACAGCTTGTTTTTTTCAGTTTTTGTCAATGAGAGACTGGACAAGAGCCCGATCGTGAGTGGATGATAACTCCGGCTTGACGTCGGATCAAAAGACATATGTCAAGGGTAAAATACCAACCTAAAAAGGAGCAAACGAAAATGACGAAAGCAACGAAGAAAAAGAAACCGGTAGCGAAGAAGGTCACTCCGATCAAGTCGGCGAAGAAGGCCGCGGCGGCGAAGAAGGCCGCGCCGACGGCCGAAGGCAAGCTCGCCGAGCTCCGGGCTTCGCTCGACAATTTGAACAAAGCTCATCAGCAGCACGCCGGCCAACTACAAGCAATCGAGCAACAAATCTTGATGACACAAGGAGCGATACAAACGCTCGAGGAGCTTTCCGGGGCAAAGAAAGACGGCTAGAAAATGCGAACGATCTCCGAGGTAAACACCGCGATAATTAGCCAGCTCGAGCTAGAGCTCAATAAGGTCTTACCGCTCTTTCCGAAGGCCGCGAATCGCGTTATCTCGAAGATGCTCGCCGGCGCCTTTATCTTGCTCGGGAAGTACCTCGGGGTGTCGTTCTTCCAAATGTTCGTTGTTACCGCGACTTGGGAGCAAATCGAGATAGACGGGAAGTTCGTCAAGCCTCTCGAGCTTTGGGCCGACATCTTCGACGTCGGAGCTCCCATCGGCGACACTCACGCCGAGCTAGAGATCGAGATACCGACCACCGCGGCCGGCGACACCATCAAAGCGGCCTATCAGTTCCGGCACCGGCCGAGCGATTTAATTTACTTGTGTACGGCCGACACCGTCACCACAACGCCGACGACTACGGTTCCGGTACAATGTACCACCGGAGGCGAGATCGGCAACCTAGACGCCGGTGTCGGTGTTGTGCTCGAAGTGGTTGAGCCTCGGTCTTCGATAGCGGATTCGGGAACGGTGTCGGCTCTCACTGTCAACGGTGCCGACGGAGACACAGAGAGTGTTTACCGTCAAAGGATACTGGACCGGGCAAAACTTCCGGCCGAAGGTGGGGCGCCTTACCATTATTGGACGTGGGCCACATCGGTAGACGGGATTCCGTACGCTTACCCGTACGTTTCGACCATCATTCCGACGGCCGTCGAGATATACGTCGACACCGAAGACGGTTCGGCACCGACGGCGGCTCAACTCACCGCGGTCGAGAACGCGGTCGAAGCCGAGCGGCCGGTGAGCGACAAAGTCGACGTCGCCGGAGTGACGTTCGTCTCTTTCGACGTCGAAGTTCGAGACCTAGATTCGAAGAATCTCAACGACGCGAAGACGAGAATAACGACGGTAATCAAGAATTACTTCCGGAGCCGAGAGCCGTTTATCGATGGCGTATCAAAGCTGCCAGCGAGAGACATTCTGTCATCGGGAGAAGTTCAAGGTCTTGTGATGGAAGAAGCGGCGAGAATCAACGCGACGCTTTCCGGTGTGTCTATCACCTTGGCGACGGTGCCGGTCGTTCTTTGGTACTTGGGCCGAGATAACCAAAACCGCGGGAAGAAGGTCACCGCGGCCGTCACGTATCCCTAGGAGGGTATTATGTCAATGTGGAACATCTTCCGACATCTTCTCCCGAGGGCGCACGCGTGGCGGGTTTTTTTCGAAACACAGATTTATGACTTCTTCAAGGGCTTAGGTCAAGCGATTGTAGACGACCCGATCTCCGAGAGCGACAAAACGACTCTAGGAGTGTTTCCGGAGTTCACCGAAGACCTTGACGAGTACGAAGAGCAGTTCAACATCCTACCGGTCGAAGGCCTCACCGACGCCGAAAGAGCGGCCAGGATCGAGGCGGCCTGGAAAGCTATCGGAGGTCAAAGCCCTTCGTATATCCAAGGGGTACTTCAAAAAGCCGGCTTCGACTTGTACGTTCATGACTGGTACGATCCGAGCTACGTTCCCCCGCCGGTGCTTCCGGTCATCAAGGCCGAATGCGGAGAAACCCCGATGGAATGCGGCGAAGAGTTCGCCGAATGCGGAAACACCGAAGATCAAGGCATAGCGAGCGGCGAGGCCTGGAATCCGATAGACTATATCGTCACTCCCGGAGTCCCGTACAAGCTCTTAATCAACAAAGACTACACCGTGAGCGTCGACTTTTATGGGGAATGCGGCGAGCCTCTCGCCGAATGCGGCGAGCCTACGATGGAATGCGGGAACTATTCGGCCATCAATTACGACGAGACGCTCTTTTATATCGCTCCATACTTGTCGGCCTGGTACTATTATATATACATCGGATCACAAACTTTTATTAGCGCGGTGAACGTTCCGAGCGAGCGAGCCGACGAGCTCGAGGATCTCGTTCTAAGCTTGTGCCCGACTCACAAAAAGATCGTTTTATGTGTCAACTACACATAAGGGAAGGATAGAAAACAATGGCAATCTCACCGAAAGACGTCTTCACCGGAAAAATCGATATTTCCGACTTGATAAACTACCCGCTCGGGAAGGCGAGAGATGTCGCGGTAGCCGGAGACGGAACCGGAACGCCGTTCGTCGCCGCTCTCGTAAATGACATCTTTGGTTTGCAGCAGTGGCTACTGTCCAAGGCCGGGATCACTGCGAGCGGAACGAATGACGGGGCCGTAACTTCTCAATACGGCGACGCGATTCGAAAAATCTCGGGCTATCCAGGGAAAATGGATATAGTGACTTGGCCAACGATTCCGACCGGGCTCCGGGCCTTCTTTCTTGATGGCTCGATGGGGGCGACAGTATCCGTCGCAACGTATCCCGATCTAGTTGCCGCCTCTTATGTCGGAGACGGAAACAACGCGGCCGCGCACGCCGCCGACGGTAAATTCTGCAAGACCTCCGACGCGGCCGGCCTCACTCCAAGTACATCGGGAGCCTACCTTACAATTCCCGATATGCGGTTTCGAGCTCCTCGAGGACTCGGCGGAGGCCGCTACATGGGCCACTACGAAGCCGATCAAGTTCAGTCGCATAACCACTTGATAGTCGACGTCACCGCGGCGGCCGGCGTTCAAGACGCCTACATCGGCGCTACGCTCTCCGGAACCGCCGGAACGATCGACGGCCTAGGCCATCCTCCGGCCGGCCCTACGCAGGCCAGGGGGGACGCGGTCGCCGATAACGACGAGATGGGAGAAGCGATCGGAACTCATGGCGTCGCTCGACAGGATAGCACCGGCTCGACAATAACCGGTCATGGCCGAGTCGGAACCGAAACCCGAATGATGAACGTCGGGATCAAGTATATTCTTTGGTACTAGACAATGAAGACCACCGAACAACTCCGAGAGCTTATAATCACGCAGATCGAAAACGAGATCGGTCAAGCTATACCCATCTTTCCGAAGGTGTTCTTTCGAGTGCTGGCTAAGGTGGTCGCCGCGGTCTTTATTCTGCTTTATAAACGCGTCGGCTTTTACGCGTTACAACGGTTCGTCAAGTCGGCTTCCTGGGATGAAATCGAGGTGAACGGGGTGCTCGTTCGGCCGCTCGTTCTTTGGGGGGAGCTCATCGGAGTCGGGCCGCCGAAGGTCGGAGTTCAGGCCGAGTACAATGTTCAGTTTACCCTCGAGGAGGGCGCCGAAGATCAATACTCGACCGGGATCAAAATGATGCACGAAGCATCGAAGATTATGTTCAAGACGGTCGAGTTCTTGAACACCACCGAGCGGCCGATTTGTAAAGTTCGAGCGTTTGCCGACACTCAAGGGAACGCCGGCGCCGGCGACCAAGGGAACTTGGCTCTCACCGAGATGACTCTCGTCAAGCCACCGGCCGGCCTCGGTAAAAAGGTCGATATGCTTCTTCAAACGAAGGAGGGATTTGACGCCGAGACCGAAGCCGAGTATCGAGAGAGAGTCGTCGAAGAGTACAAGGTTCGGCCGCAGGGGGGAGCCTACGTCGACTTTCGGAAGTGGGCTCTCGAAGTGCCTGGAATCGTCGAGGCGTACGTATACACCGGATATGTCGGAGAGGTCATTGTGTATATCGCCGACAACGACGGTTTACCAAGTGC